TAAATTAGAAACTAATGAAACTTTAAGAGAACTAACAGGACTTGATACAACTATTGATTGGAAAAACACAGGTGATAATAGTTATGATGGTGAAAAATTAAAATTGTTAGTACATGACGAAAGTGGTAAATGGGAAAGACCGAACAATATTCTTAATAACTGGAGAGTTACAAAAACTACACTGCGATTAGGTAGTAAGATTATCGGAAAGTGTATGATGGGTTCAACATCAAATGCTTTAGATAAAGGTGGTGATAACTTTAAAAAACTCTATTATGATTCCGACGTTACCCAGAGAAACGCCAATGGACAGACTCGCTCAGGATTATATTCTTTGTTCATACCTATGGAATGGAATTACGAAGGATACATTGATTCTTATGGCATACCTGTCTTCGATACGCCAGAAAAACCAGTTGAAGATCCTCATGGGTCAAAAATTAAAATAGGTGTAATACAGTATTGGCAAAACGAAGTAGATGGTTTAAAAGGAGATCAAGATGGTTTAAATGAATTTTATCGTCAATTTCCTAGAACAGAAGAACACGCTTTTAGAGATGAGGCTAAATCATCATTATTTAATCTCACAAAAATATATGAGCAAATAGATTGGAATGCTGATTTAAGAAATTCATCTATAATAACTCAAGGAAACTTTCAATGGCAAGAAGGTGTAAAAGATACTAATGTTATTTTTTCACCTAGTAATCAAGGAAGATTTTTTGTAAGCTGGACCCCTCCTTTTAATTTACAAAACAATGTAATATCTAAAAATGGTAAAAAATATCCAGGTAACGAACATATGGGTGCTTTTGGATGTGATAGTTATGATATATCAGGAACAGTTGATAAAAGAGGTTCTAATGGATCTTTACATGGGTTAACTAAATTTTCTATGGAAAATTGTCCACGTAATCATTTCTTTTTAGAATATATAGCTAGACCACAAACTGCAGAAATATTTTTTGAAGATGTTTTAATGGCTTGTATATTTTATGGTATGCCTATACTTGCAGAAAATAATAAACCAAGATTATTATATTATTTTAAAAGAAGAGGATACAGAGGTTATTCTATGAATAGACCAGATAAAATATATAATAAATTATCTGTAACTGAAAGAGAAATAGGTGGTATACCTAATTCAAGTGAAGATATTAAACAAGCTCACGCTGCGGCTATTGAATCTTATATAGAAGATTATATAGGATTAAAACCAGATAATACATACGGTGATATGTATTTTCAAAGAACATTAGAGGATTGGGCTAAGTTTAATATAAACAACAGAACAACCCATGATGCTTCTATTAGTTCAGGTTTAGCTATTATGGCTTGTAATAAAAATAAATACCGACCAAATCCTATTGTTGAACGAAAAGTTTATGATTTAGGAATTAAAAAATATAACAACAAAGGAACAATGTCAAAAATAATTGAATAAATGAATATATATACTAATTCTAACAGCGCCTTTCCTAGTCAGGTAGTACCAGCAGAGGAAAAGTCTTCTTGGGAGTATGGATCTCAAGTAGCTCAAGCGATTGAAACAGAATGGTTTAATCAAGGTAGAACTAACGGTAATAGATTTTTAACAAGTTGGAATAATTACCACCACTTAAGGTTATATGCAAGAGGTGAACAACCTGTACAAAAATATAAAGATGAATTATCTATTAATGGTGACTTAAGCTATTTAAATTTAGATTGGAAACCCGTACCTGTATTATCGAAATTTGTAAACATTGTTGTAAATGGTATTTCAAGTAAAGAGTATGATATAAAAGCTTACTCTCAAGATCCTGAATCAGTTAAAAAAAGAACTGAATATGCTACGAATATAGCTGAAGATATGTTTGCTCAAGATCAAATTGAAAAAGCAAAACAAAATCTGGGATTAAATTTAAAACGTTCTAGTATATCTCCTTTAGATATGCCTAGAACAAAAGAAGAATTAGAACTTCACATGCAATTAAGTTATAAACAATCTATAGAAATTGCAGAAGAAGAGGCTATAAGTCAAACTTTAGCTAAAAATAAATGGGAATTAACAAAACGTAGAGTAAACGAGGATTTAGTTGTTTGTGGTATTGGTGCTTGTAAAACTAATTTTAACAAATCAAATGGTATTACAGTTGATTATGTAGATCCCGCTTATATGGTTTATTCTTATACAGAAGATCCTAATTTTCAAGATATATATTATGTAGGAGAAGTTAAATCAATAACTATACCAGAGCTTAAAAAAGAATTTCCTGATATTTCAAATGAAGAATTACAGCGTATTCAACAAATGCCTGGTAATAGACAATACATAACTGGGTGGGGAAATTATGATAACAATACTGTTCAGGTAATGTATTTTGAGTATAAAACCTATAATGATCAAGTATTTAAACTAAAACAAACAGATCAAGGTTTACAAAAAATTCTTCAAAAAGATGATACTTTTAATCCACCTAAAGCAGAAGATTTTAGTAGAGTATCAAGATCTATTGAGGTATTATATTCAGGAGCTAAGGTTTTAGGTACTAATACCATGTTAAAATGGGAGTTAGCACAAAATATGACTAGACCTATGGGTGACACAACTAAAGTAGAAATGAATTATACTATATGTGCGCCAAGAATGTATAAAGGTAGAATTGAATCTTTAGTAAGTAAAATAACAGGTTTTGCTGATATGATTCAATTAACTCATTTAAAAATGCAACAAGTATTAGCTAGAATGGTACCCGATGGTGTGTTTTTAGATATGGATGGTCTTGCAGAAGTTGATCTTGGTAATGGTACTAATTATAATCCAGCTGAAGCGTTAAACATGTATTTCCAGACTGGTAGTATAGTTGGAAGAAGCTTAACACAAGACGGTGAATTAAATAGAGGAAAAATTCCTATTCAAGAATTACAATCTTCTGCGGCTGGAGCCAAACTACAGTCTTTAATTCAAACATATAATTATTATTTACAAATGATAAGAGATGTGACCGGATTAAATGAAGCACGAGATGGTAGTTTACCAGACAAAGATGCGTTAGTAGGTATTGCTAAAATGGCAGCTAATCAATCTAATATTGCTACTAAACACATAAATCAAGCAAGCGTATATTTAGCTTTAAAAATATGTGAAAATATTTCTTTAAAATTAGTAGATGTTTTAGCATTTCCTTTAACTCATCAAGCTTTAATAAGTAGTATATCTTTATATAATGCTCAAACACTACAAGAAGTTCAGCATTTAAATTTACATGATTTTGGAATTTATTTAGAGCTTGAGCCTGATGATGAAGAAAAAGCTCAATTAGAACAAAATATTCAAATAGCTTTACAACAAGGGGGTATTGATTTAGAAGATGCAATAGAGGTTAGACAAATACGTAACTTAAAACTAGCTAATCAACTTTTAAAACAAAAAAGACAAAAGAAAATAGAAAGAGAACAAGCTCAACAACAACAATTAGTTAAAGTTCAAGCTGAGGCAAATGCACAAGCTGCTGAAAAAACAGCTTTAGCTGAAGTACAAAAACAACAAGCTTTAACAGAACAAAAAGTTAACATAGAACAAGCTAAGTCTCAATTTGAAATACAAAGAATGCAAACTGAATTACAAGTTAAATCTCAGTTAGCTGCTCAAGAGTTCGAATATCAAAAACAACTAGCGCAAATAAAAATAAGTGTTGAAGGATCTAAAGAAAGAGAAATCGAAGATCGTAAAGATAAAAGAGTAAAATTACAAGGAACTCAACAAAGTCAGTTGATTAGTCAACGACAAAATGATTCTGGGCCAGTAGATTTTGAAAATACTGGAATTAACTCAGGAGGTTTTGATGTAGATTCATTTCTAGGTCAATAACAATTAATTAATTATATAATATTATATCATGTCAGAAAACAAAGCGGCCGTAGAGGTCAAACAAGAAGGTGAATTTAAAATTAAAAAACCTAAAACACCTAAGAATTTAGGTCACATAAGTAAAAGTGAACCAGTAAAGGTAGATTTAACTAAACCTGAAGCAACGGGAGAAGTTATTCCAGATGTAGTTAAAGTAGAATTACCTAAAGAAGAAATTAAAAAAGAAGATAATGCCATTCCTATCGGAGAAACAAAGACGGTGGATGTGGGCGAACAAACCGGAGATAGCGTTAAGGTGGACGAACAAGTACAAGAGTCCAGCGAAACTGTTGAAGAGCCTTCACCAATCCAAGAAATAACTGAAGAAGAAAAACAAGAAGAAGTTAAAGAAGTAACTAAGCAAGCTCAAGAAGCTATAAGAGACGAGCAAGTTTTAGGTAAACCTTTACCGGAAAATATTGAAAAACTTGTTAACTTCATGGAAGAAACCGGTGGAAGCGTAGAAGACTATGTAGCATTAAATAAAGATTATTCTACTTTATCCAGTGGAGAAATTTTAAAAGAATATTACATAAAATCAAAACCTCATTTAGAATTAGAAGAAATTGCTTTCTTAATGGAAGACTCTTTTAAAGTAAATGAAGACATTGATGAAGAGCGAGATATTAAAAAGAAAAAACTCGCTTATAAAGAAGAAGTTGCAAAAGCAAAGCAATACTTAGAAAGCTCTAAAAATAAATATTACGATGAGATCAAGTTGAAACCAGGCGTAACACAAGAGCAGAAAGAAGCTTTAAGCTTTTACGACCAATATAAATTGCAACAAGAAGCTGCACAAAAATTACATGGAGATTTTAGAGACAATACTAAAAAACTCTTTAGCAATGATTTCAAAGGTTTTGATTTCAACGTAGGAGATAAAAAGTTTAGATATGGCATAAAAGACCCAGTAAAAGTTGGTGAGGCTCAAGCAGATGTACAAAACTTTGTCAGTAGATATTCTAATGATAAAGGTGAAATTGTAGATCCAAATGGGTATCATAAAGCTATGTATGCTGCAATGAATGCTGATAAATTAGCTCATCATTTTTATGAACAAGGAAAAGCAGATGGCATTAAAAATGTTATTGAAAATTCCAAAAATCCCTCGACAGACAAACCAAGGCAAGTTGCCGATGGAAATGTTTTCATAAATGGATTAAAAGTAAAATCGATTAGTGGATTAGATTCAACAAAACTAAGAATAAAAACTAAAAAATTTAACTAACTAATTAAAAATTATTATTATGGCTTTAAGTCCACAGTTTGGAAGTTTAATACCTTCTCAAACTCAACAATTATTACAACAAAACTATCTTACGTTTGATGGTGCTGCTGGTGGTAATTTTGCTCAGCAATATTTACCAGAGCTCTATGAAGCGGAAGTTGAAAGATACGGTAACAGAACGTTATCCGGATTTTTAAGAATGGTCGGTGCCGAAATGCCAATGACCTCAGATCAAGTAATCTGGTCTGAACAAAATAGATTACATATATCGTATGCAGATTGTTCTATTGCCGCTAACGGTTTAGATATAGATGTAACAAACGGTGGTGCAAACGCTGTATCAAATGTTATTTCTCCAGCATCTACAGTTGTCGTTATGGACGACTTTGGTGGTGAAGTAAAAGCTTTTGTTAACAGTTCTAACACTAACTCAGGCGTAGTGTCTGTACAACCATACCAGTTTTCAGATCTAACAGCTGTTGGAGCTTCTGGTGCAGGTCTTGTAGGTTTAGTTAAAATCTTTGTTTACGGTTCTGATTATCAAAAAGGTCAAAGTTCTGCTCAGTCTGTAGACGGTGCAAACGCGATCAACTCTGCTAACCCTATGGTTACAGTTAATCCTGCTTTTACTACTTTTAGTAATAATCCTATTATCATAAGAAGTCAATATTCAATTAACGGTTCTGACACAGCTCAGATCGGTTGGGTAGAAGTTGCTACTGAAGATGGTACTGGTGGTTACTTATGGTATTTAAAAGCTGAATCAGAAACTAGATTAAGATTTGAAGATTACCTAGAAATGTCTATGGTTGAAGGCGAACTTAAAAACGCTGCTTCTCCTATTGCTGGTGCAGTTGGCGCTGGTATTATAGGAACAGAAGGTTTATTTGCTGCAATTCAAAATGGTGGTAACGTAGAAGTAGGATTTACTGCTGCTGCTGGTATCGACGCTTTTGATGCGATTCTTAAAAACCTTGATACTCAGGGAGCAATTGAAGAAAACATGTTATTCTTAAACAGAAATACTGCTTTAGATTTTGACGACATGTTAGCTGCAATCTCATCTGGTAGTTCAGGTGGTACTGCTTTTGGTTTATTTGAAAATTCAGAAGAAATGGCTTTAAATCTTGGTTTCTCAGGATTTAGAAGAGGTTCTTATGATTTCTATAAAACAGATTGGAAATACTTAAACGATGCTTCTACAAGAGGCGCAATGACTGGTCCTGCT